CAAGAGCATTGAAACAGCGTACTCTGATGCGCAGATTAACACTCCAGGAACCTATGGACCAAGCGTAGGATAGCATGATAGCAGACAACTATGAAGCCACTACCGTCTTCACCAACGAAGACACCGGGATTGTAAGACAAGGCTCTGTGGTGGCTGGCGTTTCTGTGTCTGTAAAAGAGGCGGAAAGTCACAGCTTCACCTCTCAAATGACCGACATACCCTTGGAATCAGGGGCGGTCGTTTCAGATCACGTTATCCTGCAGCCTGAACAGTTGTCCGTGTCCATTGCGATGACCAATACTAGGGAAAACGGTGATAACTTTTCAGCTTTCGACCAATTCTACGAAATGTTGAACAGCCGCGAGCCTGTAGAAGTTATCACCGAACACTGGATCTACACCAATATGGTGTTGATTTCGTTTACGCCTAACCACACGGCACCATTCAGACAAGCGTACACCGCTGAATGCGTCTTCAAGAAAGCCAACATGGTCACGTTGAACGTAGTCGGAAAGTCTCCTACCAAGTTAAAAGGTGGAGCAAAGAAGACTGGAAGCGGTACAGTCAACGCCGGAACAGTGGAATCAGGCAACGCAAGCGACGCCGATAAGTCACAAGCCGCTGTTTGGTACGATACGATCAAGAAGGGGTAGCGGATGCCTGTAATCGAACTGCCTTTGACCTCAGACGGCGAAAGAAAGTTCACAACTGAAATTGCAGGGGTGAGCTACCTCTTTCGTACTACTTACGTGATGGGTCAGCAGAATCATTGGGTTTTGGACATATTTGACGCAAATGAGAACCCGTTGGTTTACGGAATCAACATCGTCACAGGTTCTCTCAACTTACTCAAAGGTTACGGGAATGTGTTTGATGGAATCCACCTGTTAGCCGTTCCCATTTACAACGAGGATCCCTCTGGCCCTGAAGCGTTGGGTACGGTCCTGAAGGTTCTTTGGTACACAGAAGGTGAGGATTTTCCTTACAACCTTGGGGATCCCTTGCTTGACATTGATCTCCTATTAAACCTCTTCGAGTAATCTAATGGCTGACAGCGAAAACAGACCTTGGCTACGTAAAGTCCTTGTTACGTTAGGGCCTCTCGCTGAATGGCAAAACAAATCAGCGGGATCCACTGTTCAGTTTGCCAGTGACGGCACCATGAACGGTCTTCGCGTATCCGCTAATATACAGAAGACCCTGATGGGGCTTCCTTCTCCTTCTACCATCAAGGTATACAACCTTTCGGATGACACAAGGAACGCAGTAAAGAAAGGACTCACCAAGCTGACTTTGCAAGCCGGTTGGGAAAACACCAACATGGCTACCATCTACAAAGGCTCCATCATGAACGTACAGAGTGAGCGAGCAGGAGCGGACATCATCACGTCGTTCCTTGTTCTCCCTGGATTTGGAGCCTTGGCTATGGGAGCCTCCAGCGTTACTTTTGGCCCTGGAACGTCTATTTCAGCCGCCGCTGGTCAGCTTGGCAAGGATCTCCCCGGAATTACAGTGAACCCTGAGAGCTTCCAAGGCGTAGAGGGGAACATTGGAGGAAAGGGCTGGAGCTACGCGGGATCTACCAAAGACGGTCTTAATCGTTTGGCAGAAGAATACGGCTTCTCTTGGTCAGTGCAGGAAGGCACTCTCAAGTGCATGGGAGACAAGTTCATGCTCGGCTCCTCAGTGGAGCTCAACGGAGACAATGGCGGTCTGATTAACATCTCCCCAATCCTATCAGGGCCTCTTCAGTGGACTACTGGGGTTAAGATTAAGGCGTTGTACGTGCCGGGCATCACAGTAGGCTCCTCTGTGAAGGTGTCCAGCAAGCTGAACAAAAGCCTCTCGGGAACGTATCGTGTTCATACCATTGGAATTGACTTGGATACGTACTCCTCCAACTGGACGATGGACATTGAAAGCTACAAGCTAGGCGTTAAGGTGAAGTAATGGCTGACTACTCAAAGACTTCTCCCAACGAGTCCCAGCGTCTGGTTATTCAGCGCATGTTGGATTCCATGGACATAGCCAAACCTTGCATCATCAAAGAGGTCAAGCCGGGCCCTCCCTTGAAGGTCACGGTTCAGCCCACTGAACGCATGAAGATCACCATTGGGCAAGAGACCAAGTACATGGCTCTTCCTGAGATCAACGACGTTCCTGTCATTCTTCCTTGCGCTCAAACTGCTGGATTCCTGCTCACGTTGCCATTGAAGCCGGGAGACACGGGTCTGCTCATAGTGGCTGATAAGGACATAACGAATTTCGTTGCTTCTGGGAACATTAACGATCCTCCTGTTGGCTCTGACCCTGAAGTGTCCAATGTAAGGAAGAGGTCACTCACTGATGTAATCTTCATTCCCGGTCTGTCCAGTGATCAGGTTGCTATTCAAAGTTACAACACTGAGAACATTGAGCTAAGGGACTTGACCCGTACGTCCTACATCAGCTTAGGGCCTGATGGTATCACGATGACAGACGGACAGGCGGTCTATTCGATGAAAGGTGGATCCGTAACAACTACGGCTCCGGGTACAGTTGCCACCCAAGCCGATGGAGCAATATCCATGAACACAAGCTCCACCTGCACTATTTCAAGCTCCAACATGGAGCTCAGCGGATCGGGCAACACGATTCAGGGCAACATTACTCAGCGGGACGGCACGTTCACTGACGGCAACGGCAAGAACTCGTCCTCTCACAGACACACTGGCGTTGAATCTGGCTTTGATACGTCAGGGCCTGTCGCATAAGGATCGCTATATGTCATGGGACTTCCGACTTAATGAAAATTGGGATCTATCGCCTGGCGAAGTGACCGGGTCTGACGAAGTCATGCAAAGGCTTAAGCTGAGGCTTCTTCGCGAGTTGGGAGAATGGTTCTTAGACACAACAGCGGGACTCCCTTGGTATCAGGATGGTCATGGCATGCTGGGAGCCAAAATGTCCCAGCAGAACAACGTTCTCTTGCTCATTCGCCGTTGCGTTATGGGCACGGAAGGCGTAAAGGCCATTGAAAAGCTCACCACCAGATACATACTGGGCAACAGAACCTTCTCTGTATACATCAGGGTAATCCTTACAGATCGCACTGTGAGAGAGCTTACTTTGCCCGTCACCGCTTCAACCTTTGCAGCGTAGGATCAATTATGGCTAACTTTGAATACGGAATGCTTTCCCAAGGGTTCGTTCCTAAGCGTCTTGTTGACATCAACAATGACATGCTGGAACGAGTTGAGGCCATTCAAGACCCGAAGACAGGTGAGTTCCCTTTCGCCAATGCGTCTGGTGATACAATTCTTACTCAACTTGTAGGCATCTTTTCCAACGCTCTGTCTGAGTGCTGGGAAGCGGCCTATGACGCCAGCATACAATTCAACCCGTTGTACAATACCGGGGCAGGTCAGAGCGGCACTGTTCAGTTGAACGGCATCGTGCGCAAGCCGGGAAGCGAAACGATTATCATTTGCACCTGCTCTGGTACCAGCGGCACGCTAATTGTTCAAGGTTCACTCATTGGAGACCGACAGGGCACGAACAGCTATCAGGCTATGGCTAATTATATCATTGGAACCAACGGAACCGTTGAAGGCCGCTTCCAATGCACGACAAAGGGTGCGATTGACCCTGCTGTTGGTTCTATCAATACGATACAAACCGCTACGGCGGGATGGTACAGCGTATCAAACACGTCCACCAGTTCAGTCGGTACGCCTGAGGAAACTGATGATGAGCTCAGGAAGCGTCAGCAGTTGTCCACCAGCCTCACCAGCTACCGTCAGATTGAGGCAATTTACTCGGCAATCATTGCCGTAGACGGCGTTACCTACTGCCGGGTCTACCAGAATGCTTTGACCAATCCTGAGGACTCCAGAGGAATTCCTTACAAGGAAATTTCCCCGGTGGTAGTGGGAGGAGAACCAGAGGACATTGCCAACGCCATGTTCTTGCGCATGCCCGTAACGATCCAAGGTTACGGCAACACCCTTGTGACTTTGAGGGACAGACAGAACCAGCCTTACAACATCAGGTTCATGCGTCCTACAATGGTTCCCATTTTCGTGGATATAACCATCCGTGTCACCGATTCTGCAGTCTTCCCAAGCAACTACGCCGAATTGATCAAGCAGAGCATTGTTGATTACTCTGTTTATGATAGCATGGCAAATACAGGCTTCCCTCCCGGCGAGCCTGTTATCAGAACAAGGCTCTTTACACCTATTAACGATGCGTGCAACGGCTTCTCGATCGTGAACATGACCATTGGAACGTCAGCAGAAGCTCAAGGCAAGGTGGATATTCCAATCGATTGGAACGAGGCGTCCGAATTCACGGTTGATAATATCACCGTAACCTTGGTGGACTAGCATATGGCTGCAACTGAAAAGCTAAACGTAGACTTCTCCAAGGAGCGAATCGACCTTGTAACGCAGGGGACTGGACTGGCATTGTCTCAGTTCAGTAACTCTTGCATGTTAGGTCAGTTCTTCGCGGCCTTCCTTGAAGAGTCTCAGGAACTGTTCGACAGCATCCTTGCGATGGAAGAAGGTCGTACGTTATATGCCGCCAAGGGAAGTAATCTTGATGCTTTAGGTCGCATAGTAGGGGAGCCAAGAACAGCTTTTCAATACAGTGACCTTAGCTACATGTGGGCTGACAGAAGTGCACAAGGCGTAGACAAGATTGAAGTTTGGGTCACGAATGCGACCTTGTCTAGCAAGGTAATTCCCAATGACGCCATGTACCGACTTCGTATCCTTGGGAAGATCCTTAAAAACTTCACTATGGCGGCGTCAGTTCCTGAACTGTTGAACCTGATCTCTAACCTGTACGGTTATGACGTCAGCTTCATAAAGAAAGGCCCATTCACTATTGACTTAATGGTTCCGGGAACGATCAGTACGACGGTGTATTCTGCACTCACTCGGTTCTTTGATGACCTCATGGTGGAGCGTAACTGTTATGTAAGCTATCCAGCCACCTTGTCTATTGAAGATGTAATATTTGCGCCCAAGAACTACTTTTGTGCTGACCGAATGGGAGGTCAGCAGTGTGACTCAGGAAGAGCTGGAGTCACTACTCATAAATACATCACGGGGAATTAAACATGGCAAACCAAGACAGAGTCAATTTCGTTTGGGCGGAATCTGCGCTCACGACTATTCCTCCTATTCCGGTATCCGAGGTCGCGTATAGAGACACTACGCAGACCCCTGAACAAATGGAGGTTGGTCAGCAGTATGACACAATCTACAACTCCGCCCGACACAACCAGTTGCTGTTTCTCCTTACCTCGGTCGCAAAGACCTTGTGCGAGAACGGCATAATGCCTTTTCTTGCTGGTCAGGAATACTCACAGTATGCTCGTTGTATTTTTACGGACGGCAAGTTGTATACAGCTTCTCGTGCTATCCTAGCTAATGAGCAGCCGTATCCCACACCTGGAGATGACTCCGGTGTGTGGACAACGAGAGAAACAGATGAGAATTTTGTTCCAGATTCGCGGCGTGTTATCGCTGGAACCGGGCTCACT